TGGGGCTATAGGGAAAACTCAACGTTGCTTCAAAGCCTGACCCTGAAAGCAGCTCAATAGTTTTACTGACTTCTTCCAGCCGTTCCTCAAGAGCGGCTTTTTCTTTCACCAGACGGTTGAAGTGAGCAAGATGGGTTTTCTGCTGCCCAAGCCAGTCTTCCAGCTGCTCAGCCGTCATGCCAGGGTTAAAAAAATACGGCTGCTGTTTACCGTCTTGCATTGAAGACCTCCAGAAAAGCAAAAACCCCGCCTGGGCGGGGTTTTAATTATGAGTTTCGTACAGACGCTATACTCCACGATTTGAAGCTTACACGACAACTTCGGACAAAAGCAAGGTTTATGTCGTTAAAATGCTAAATTTTGTAGCCTTCCTCATAAAGAGAAGTTGCTGCATGAAATTCTCTGGCTGCCTTCCCTTCCTCTTGCTGGCAAATGCTCACCAGCTCCTCGAGAAAAGGTTTCCAGTTGCGGGTCCATGTCCTTACATGCAGATCCGGCAAACGTTTAAGAATCGCCTTGTGCGCAGCTGTGGATGGCACCGAAGAAAAGCCATTTCCAGAACAGCGCTCACAGGCTTTAAACACCGGGGCCCCCTTTTCCTTCGTCGCTGCACGGTCGAGCACCTCGCCTTTACCTCCGCAGCGGCAACGGGCATGGATCACCCTCTTACCTTCGCAGGTACTGCATGTACGTTTCACCAGCTCACGCTTAATCTTCGGGGCCACAACTTCAGCGCCGTCTGCATCGAAAATCCCAGGGTGCTTGATTACATCCTCGAGCTGGGACGTAAAACCGGTACCGCCGCAGCTGCTGCACGCCGTGCTGGTGGCCGCAGAACGGGAATAATCAGCAAAGGCAAATTGCGCCAGGACCTGCATGCACCAGCCGAACTCACCACCAGCTGCTTTACGCACGTTCTTTGGAGCGGAATCCATCGCATAACGGGCCAGCGCCTGAACCGCGAGCTGTTCATCTGTTTTGCTGATGCCAGCCTTTCCGAAGAAAGCAGCCAAGCCGAAGCGCGCACGGCTGCTGGTGGTACCAATCGCCGCCATAACATCAGTGCCGGTGAGACGATCCGGAGAGGTTCCTTTTACGTCGTCGCTGATATGCATTCCCTGAGGACTAAAATGTTTAAGTGCTGCTTCCAACTTCATGATGACTTCCTCATAGATTCAACCTTCAAGATTAAGCCGCTGTATAAAGCCGGATGAAGCCCATCGCAGACCGACTTCAATTGCATAGCTAGTTCCATTTTTTTGTTGTGCCACGCGGTGTGAGCTCCATGAGCTGTATCAAATAACCCGATGTGCTGTAGCTTGCCATTTACGCGAATATTCGCCTTAAACTTACCTCGCTGCTTATCCCAGCAAACACCCAACGGATAATCACCGCGAGCACATGCACGATCTAAGGTGAAATTGTTCAGCGCTTGAGGAACGAACACACATCGCTCCGGTGAATAGACTTTATTTCCAAGCATGAGCAAGTCTTTATCGAGGGCGTAATTTTCACGATGCCAAGCTTTGTAAAACGTCAGAAAATTGCTGAAATATAACCATTCGTCGCAAACCGAGCAGCCAGCATAGTTTCGCGCCATCTTCACTTTGTGCTGCGCATAGCAGCGGCGTAGCATGCTGTTCCACACGCTGTAGGCGCTGTGATTATGTTGCCTACCGTTGATTCTGATAGATCGTGGAAACGAAACATCAAAATGACCCACGCCAAAAATCAGGCCTTTTTGTTTTGTGCGCGATGTTTTTGACTCAATGAGGCGATCTATTTCACACTGTTTCATGCGGCCACCTGCTGTTTTTTATAGAAAACCATTTCACGGACCTGATCGCCGTTCGTGAGCATGTCATTGAAGTCTCCGTTATCCGGCCAGTAGATACTGACCTTCTCCAGATCGTTTTTTGCCAGCAAATTGGCATGGGCACATTCCATAGCAGCCGCTAAACCAGTCGCGCTGTTGATGTCACGGTCTGCGAAGATGATGAAATTCTTCACGCCCGCCGGTACCCGGAATTTCTTCATAAATCCGCTGGTCATGGTTGCCCAGGTGTTGACCCCGTAAAGTTGGTGCGCTGACAGGGCTGTTTCGATGCCCTCGGCGATGCCCAGCGTGGTGGATACGGGGAACATACGGATCGCCACCGAACGCGCGTGATCCAGGTAACTTTCTTCCTGCAGTGATTTTTGACGCTTCGTCCCGGATGAATCCTTCAACTGGGCCTTTCGGTTTCCGTCCAACAAGGTTCTGTGCAGATAGCAAAGCTCGCCCTTGTCATCTGTTGCGAGTGAATACAGGCTCTGGAAAACCTTGCCGCCGTAGCGCTCATGGTCGTTGAATCTGATAGCGTCTTGCGGGAGCTGGTAGACGCCACGGGAACTGAGATATTCAGCGCCGGATGTGCCGCGCAGCGGTGCGAGCTTCGAAAACTTGATGATCACCCTTTTACGAAGGCTGCCGGCGTTGCTGGTGGCCGGTATTTTTTCGCGAGCAAAGGTATTGCCGATCAGCTCGTCGATTTCACGACAGATCTCATTGAAGGGTTTACCCTGGGTTTGCGTAACCAGTTTCAATCCATCGCCGCTACCGCAGGTACAGATCCAGGTGCCGGCACCGTCACGGTCATCGATACGGAACTTACCAATTGAGTCACATAGCGGGCATTTCCCTCTGAAGTGGTTTTTGCCGGTGATCGGCGGAAGCCCATAATGTTCAAAAATCATGGCCCACTGGCCTTTAGCCGCTGCTGCCGTCTTCATGCTTGTTTCCCTAACTGCTGCCTGATTTCGTTAATCGTGTTATGCGCGTGGCGAATGCGGGAAGTCGCAGGTTCTGCTGCTACATCCTGCTGGTGGTTAGCCTTCCCTTTCACAAAGGCGATCTGTTTGTGCCTGATGAAGTTCGAAACCGTAGGGGTGATGTCCATCGGGTAGTCGCTCAGGCCGTTGGGCCACTCTCCGAAGCGATCATGGAATGTGTGCTTACACCACCCATCGCTTACCGGCTTTTTGCCCAGAGATTCGCGCTGACGCTGGTAAAACTTGATCTGGCTCCACCAGGCCTGTTTCTCGGCCTTAGTGGGCTGACGCTGCTCGTTGCCCAGTTTTTTGAGTTTGCGCCCGGTGTCGGTATCGATATCTTCACCGACCAGCGGCTTATGACCGCATTTCGGGCAGACGTAGACGCCAGCTGGTTTCATGTAGTGGCATTGCGAGCATTCGTGCGGCAGCTTCTCTTCGCGTTTTTCGGCTGCGTGGCGCGCGCTTTCCTCCATCCCGTCAGTTTTGCCCGGGAGATCGTCATACTCGATAGAGTCCGGGTAACCCAGGCGATGTACTGTGCCGCTGTGATCGAAGATGAGGCAGGATTCTTTACCCGGCGCGGTGCGAAGACCGCGGCCCAGCGCCTGCAGCCAGCGAATTTCGCTTTTGGTTGGCCGGGCGTAGATGATGCAGCGAACATCGCTGTCGAATCCGGCCACAAGAACACCCACGCTAACGATGATTTTCGTGGCACCAGTCTCGAAGCGGTGAATGATGGTCTGGCGATCCTCCACCGGAGTGTCGGCGGTCATAACCTCAGCGTTAACACCAGCCTGGTTAAACCGGATAGTCAGGAAATTGGCGTGGGCTACGTTCACGCAGAACGCGATTGTCGGCAGATCGCGGCCATTCTCCAGCCAGTTCTGGACGATATCGCCCACCAGCGTGGAACCGCACATAATCTCGGCCAGCCGCGCCTCGTTGTAATCGCTGCCGAACTCCAGTGATGGGGCCGATTTGACGCCTTTCAGATCCGGTTTAGTGGGCGCGTAGAACTCGTAATTACTCAGGTCGCCGCGCTGGATCAGTTCGCCGATGGTGGTCGGTTTAATGAGGCGGTCATAGTATTTACCCAGGAACGGCGAAAACGGTGTGCCTGACAGGCCAATCACTTTCACACCGTTGGCGCGCAGGCGTTCGATGTCCTGCAGGATGCGCTTTTTGCGCAGGTGCGCTTCGTCGATGATCAGCAGATCGATGTTGTCAGGGAACACGCGGCGAATAAGCGTATCGGCGCTGGCAATCTGGATTTTCAGTGACGGAGCGTAGTTTGGATGGTCTGCCCATATGTACCCGATTTCGTCACCCGGTAATCCATATTCAACAAAGCGGTTTGCCGTCTGACCGATCAGGATGGTGTATGGCGCGCAGAACAGAACGCGCTTGCCACGGCTGACGAACCCGGCAACGATGAATGCGGCCAGCCCCGTCTTGCCGCTACCGGTCGGCGAGTACACCATGAAAGTGTCGTTTGCCTTCCAGTCCCGGCGCAGCATGTTAAGCGCGCGTTCCTGTGCAAAATTCGGTGTGATCGTCAGCTGCATTGTGCTGCCCCCGCGGTGATGAGATAATAATTTTGTGATGTGGTTTTCATGGATTCCCCTCACATGGCTGGCGGCCTCCCCAAAGGTTGCCAGCCCCCCTTCTAAACCAGCTCCCCTGAAATTCACTCTTCCAGGAAGAACCTTCCTCGTTTCTCTGCGCCTTCAACTTTCGTACTACCTTGCTGATACGGCGCTTTTTT